ATTTGTTAAAATAGATTTAGAAAACACTGAAAGACTTCGGGTTGCATCATTAGGTCAGATTGGATTAAGTGGTCAAAATTATGGAAATGCTGGTGAAGTTATTACCAGTCAAGGGTCTTCATCTTCACCAACTTGGGCATCACCTCATAGACAAATCCAAGATTTACAAGGAACTACAAGTCAAATCAATGATGATGCTTACACAGAACTAAATATCACTGGATATAAAGCATACTCATTATTCAAAATTGAAACTAGTCATGAATCTTGGGTTAGAGTATATGTAGATGACGCATCAAGAGATGCTGATACTACAAGAAGTGAAGGACAAGATCCAGCAGCAGGTAGCGGATTGATAGCAGAAGTGAGAACATCTGGTGCTCAAACAGTTCTTGTTACACCTGGTGCTTTTGGATTTAATAATGACAATCCAAGAACAAATAACATTTACTTATCAGTTGTCAATCGAAGTGGTAGTCCACAAGCAATAACAGTCACTCTTACAGCAATTCAAATAGGAGAATAAAAAAAGATGGCGATTTTAAAACAAACAGTACATGTCAAAAGTCAGGGTGCAACAGGTTGGAATCACTCTGACGTTATCAATGCATTAGAGACTGTATTTACTAATCTTGGACTGCATGGTGGACCAGAATTATCAGGAGTGCCACATATCGTACTTACACCAGGTGGTGGTCGTTCTGCCCAAACTGATAATGCACGTATGAATTATACTGTTAATAGTTTTTCACAAGCTGGTGGTGGGCGAATAAAATGGTATAATAATTCTAACAACTATGGTTCAGGTGAAAGTGTAATCAAACGTTTTTATGTATCTAAAAATGGTAATACTGCATATAGATTATTAGAGGAGTTTCGATTTGATCGATATGATGTCGATACGGCATCTGACACGATTTCACACGTAAGGCACGGATTGAGTAATGGTGATTTAATCACTTATGCAGTTGGACAATCTGCTGATGCTAATAAAAATATTGGTTTAACTATCGATCAAGATTATTATGTTGTGAACGCAACTACTGACACATTTCAGGTATCAGACACCTCTGGTGGAACTCCAAAGAATTTAACTCAAGCAAGCCAAACTGGATTCTATTTTCGACAAAAAGATAGTGCAGCATATGATAATCCTACAATTCGAGTTAAAAGTCAGGATACAATATATTTTTATAAAAATAATATCTCTGGTGGTGGTACTGGTACATTTTACTTATTAAAAAATTCTGATGCTTATGATGCCACTAAACTTCTAGACGACGAGGGTTTCTCCTACCAAACTGCTCCAACATATAATGGTGACGACTCTTACACAACGGTTTGGGAGACAAGGGGGTATCCGCAAACTGAGGATGAAGCGTTATTTCCTGATAGGGGACCAGGTGAAGGCACTGGAACAAATCTAGATGATTATGGGATAACAAAATATACATACGCTAACAGTGACAATACTAATAATCCCAATATGAGAGGAGAGATCATTGTTGAACCTTGGTCAAGGTATGAAACTGTTTTTCCTTCATATTGGAAGTATACTGTTCCAGCGAGTGGTAGTCGATCTGAATTAAAACTTCGAGTTTACAGAAGAGGTAGTAGTAGCGATACAAATCGTGGTTATATTGCTAATATTACAATTCATAATATTGCAACTGGTTGGACGACAAATGATACATTTACTATTCCAGGACAGAATGTGGGTGGTGCAGCAGGTACAAACGATATTGAATTTGGGGTTGTAACCCCAGAAACTGGTAGTAGTGGTAATGGAATATGTGGTCTAACTGTTTCTGATTTTGGTGGAACATCTAAATTCTTTCAAAAAAATGCTGATGGTAATTTTGCTATATTGAAGGTGGTGCATGATGCTACTAAAACTTTTGGAACAACTTATTATGCATTTGGTATGGATCCAACAAAAAATAATCAATTTACGATTACGAGTGGATCCACTTGGAGGTTCATAAATCATGCAGGACATACCCTTTCTACCACATCAACTAGTGATAGTACAGTCAATAAATTTATGGGATTATGGGGAGGAATTCCAGGACTAGATTATCAGGCAAATTACAATTGGTTACGAAGATCTGAAAATTCCGATTCTTATTATGCAACTCAATATTATGCAAGGAGCACTGACGCAACAACTTATCCATTAGAAATAAGAACTTACAGGGCACAGAACCCACAAGACTCTGATTTTGCTATTATTCAATTTGTTCAAATTGTATCTGGTGACGCAAACCCTTATGCAACGTTCTCTATTTCAAGAGGAACGCAACATGGATCGGATGTTTATGATTTAGATTATGTATATCAAGATACCATAACAAATTTCTATAAACAAAATAGTCCTACTAGAACTATTACTTTTAGATATGGGGGTACAAACAGAGGTGGATCTTATGATGCTAATAGTGAACCTGTCACTGATGATACAGTAGCACGGTCAGCATCATATGGTTACTTCAGACAACCAGATGGTAGCAGTTATAGGTATTATGTTGATACAGATTTTACTTCTAATATTGACACAACGAATGTTCAAAACTCCGAAGGAATAAGTATATATTATAGAAATAGTAATTTTGATAAGGTGAATTCAAGTGGCACTGTGGGAAAATATTATAAGGGTAAAAAAGTAAATCCTTCTGCTGATTATTATAAACCGATAAGTGGTCTTCCGATTTCAACTGCTCTCTTACCAATACCATATTACTTACCAGATGATTTTGTTTTGTTGCCAGTAGCAGCAACTCCTGGAGCAACAATTTTCAGAACTGGTGATACTGTGACTATCAATTCTGGTACTGAGGTGTATGAAATTATTCTTGCATCATACGAATCAAATCAAACTGGATTAAATGGTGCACCAAATGCAACATCAATGGGTATGCTATTCTTGGCGAGGACAACCTAATGGCAAATATTAATATTAATGGAACAACAGGTGTTTATTCAACTCATGGAACGGTGCAAACTACTCCTGGTGGTGTTAGTGGTATCAATCAAACAAAAATAGCTACTGCACCTGTAGGTAATTATTTTACCGCTATTTTTTCATCAACAAGTAATGTATATACACCTACAACTCCAAAAAATCATGATATTACTATTTTAAATCCTCCTCCCTCTGGATCGAGACCTGTAAGAAGAGGTCTTTTAAGAGGTAGGAGACCTAATTTTGGATTACTATTTCCAAGAGGAGTGTACGGAAGATGACAATTAACAAAACGTCAGGAGATACTTTAAGTTTTAAGGATGATATTGAAGCCGAATTTGGTGGAAATCCTGCTAGAAGTTTAGGTAGTTACCGAATTTCTCAGAATGTGGGAGAGTTATCAAATCTTCCACTAGATGATGGAGTGCCTACATCAGGAGAGATTAAATTTAGCGATTTTTATGGAAAAAAATTAAATATTGTTGTTGATTGTTTTTCAACTGATGCAAATAACGGAGGTTCAGAGGAAGAGAGAGTAGATGCAAAGACTGATAAATGGAACAATAACAAAATAGTTGTGGTTGGTGGTTTTAATAGTAAAAAAGAAAATGGCAGTAAAATTATAATACATGTTAATAAAAAGATTTGTTCAGATAAAGTAAATATAAATCGTTGTGCGTTGAAAACTGGAAGTTGGAACTCCACATCTACTGTTCAAGTTGATGTTGGTAGCAGTGCTCAACTCTTAGGTTCTGGTGGTAATGGTGGTACTGGTGCAACTGGAAATAGTCAAGGTAGTCCTGGTGGTAGTGGTACAAGTGGATTGGGTATAGAAGCTAATAATTGCACTGTAAATGTTGTAAGTGGTGGTATTATTCGTGCTGGTTTTGGCGGTGGCGGTGGCGGTGGCGGTGGTCGCCAAGTTGATAAAGGTGAAGACCGTAAATCCTCTGGTGGTGGAGGAGGTGGAGGTCAGGGATGTCCTGGCGGAAATAAAGGTGCACCAGGTGGTTCAGGTAATAATACAATTGCTGCAAGTGATAATGCGACTGCAGGTGATGAGAGTGAAGCAGGGGAAGGTGGAACTGCAAATGAAAATGCTGGTGAAACGATTGGTGGATCTGGTGGTGAAGGTGGTTCATTTGGAGAGGCAGCAAATCAAGGTAATAATTCATCACAAGCTGGTGGAGCTGGTGGTGCAGATGGGGCTGCAATTAGGCGTGTAAGTGGATATAATGTTACAATAAACAATAATGGTACAATTCAAGGTGGAACTAACGCTACTGGCGTGGCGTAATTAATTTTTTTATATTATTATGACAACTGAATCTGATTTGATAAGACGCTATCGTGGAGCGTTTTCATCTGATGACTGCAAGAGAATAATCGAATACATTAATGTGTTCGAGAAAAACAAACTCTTAATCACCGATAAAGATAATTTACATCAAGTTAATCATAGCACTATCAATGTTGCTTATGATTATGATTTTCCAGTATCAAGTAAAATTTCACAGGATATAATTCCTAACTTTGAACCATGTGTTCAGGAGTATATGGAAGCATTTAGTATCTTGAAGCAATGTCAGTTTCTTATCTACGACTTGAAACTGAAGAAAATACCAATGGGTGGTGGTTTCCACTCTTGGCATTTCGAGAATGGTTCGGTATCATATAGTCAGAGAACTTTTGTCATCCAATTATATCTAAACGATGAGTTTGATGGGGGAGAGACAGAGTTTTTATATCAAAATCGAAGAGAGGAAGCAAAGGCAGGGGATGTATTAATATTTCCTTGCGGATATACTCATACTCATCGTGGTAATCCACCCATAGGTGGAACTAAGTATTTGGTTACATCGTGGGGATTAGTGCAAAATGCCGACTAGAAATGTTGAATTAATTAATCTAGCAAGAATTGATTTATTAAAAGGTAGAACGAACACTGATCTAGATTCATTATCTAAAATTTTGAGAGATAATTATGGAAATAGATTAAGTAGTAGCATAGATGATACATCATTTGAGGATTCAGTTTGCCCACCTAATCAGTTTGTTGATGAGATAATATCAGAAATGATAACAGACTTTAAGGCAGCGACAGGGGAGGATATTGTTATTGCAAATTATTGGGGACATATACACGAAAAGAATATGAGTACAACACTTCATAATCATTTTGATTCATATGTATCTGCTGTCTGTTATGTGAATGTGCCAGTTGGTTCAGGTAGCATTGTTTTCAGACCACGACTAAATCAATATGA